ACGGCTATAAACGCTTTTATTATGTCAACTGCCGACTTGACATAATGACCGCGTTCGTGCGCCTATATATAGATCGTCAAGAACAAGTGTTCTATGCATTTTGATGTGAATCTTGTGCTTCTTTTGCAATCTTTTTGTAATCTCTTCTGTCTAACATATGTCGATATTGTAGCCATCCTATAAAGTTTGCGATTGGAAGTGGAGCAGCGATTGCCATTGCTTGATGCTCAAATGGCGACCAGTGACCATTGGCCATCAGCCGTTTTGCGAGCTTAATGTCCGAATTTGGATCGACAATTGGATTCGCGCCATGCGTTTTGTATGATATTCTAGCACATCTTGCTGCTGAAATTGCCAACAAATCTGTTGGGGGGAATAGCCTATACTCGTTATCGTAGATGTACGGTACATGCCAGCCGCCAGCATCGATTTCCGATGGTTCGGACTTGTCGATACAGGTCTTCATTTGGCTGGCCAGTTCTTGGATTTCAGGTTGAGCGTGCTCATCTAGGCGCAACTTAAAAAAGTTATCAAACTCGGTTGCTGTCAATAGTGTAGTGACGTGCATAAACGGCTCCAGCAAGCGATTGGCGTGCTGTTTGTGTAATCCTAGCTCATTGAGTCGTTCAGCGTGCTGGATGGCTGCTGCGGAGGCCGACAACCATATTATGCGAGCTTCTTTAGCTACATCGGAGTCAAGCAACTCGTCTGCCTTCATTCCTGCTTGGTTTTTTGTCCAATCGGCAGGCATTGCGACATTTTCAGCCACAGATTTAATCATCGTCTTGATAGGTATTGCTCTAGACGACGATACGTTTCGTGAAAATACTCGATGTGTCATGATTTGGGCGTGAATAAATCTTGGGTAAGCTAGCTGAAATGTAATCAGCGAGTTACCAGCGGGGTTTACACTATGCTGTATTATATCTGCGTGAATCATTCTCTGTACCTCAGCATATCCATTCTTGTTACTCCTCGTAATTGCATTGCTAGATACCCATGTCTATTAATATCTAGCCCCGTTCTTGCCAGTATCCTTGCTTTCGCCTTGTTGTATTGATTCATTGACATTCTGGTTATTCCCCACAGCTTGCTGTGCTCGAAAAATAAAAAGTCTTCGTTGGCTAGTCCAGATTCAATTGCAATCGCTTTTTGTTTATCGACCTCAACTTTTGCCCATGCCGGTAACTTAAACATTTCCCTGATGATCCCTGTCTTCTCATCGTATTCACCAACGAGAGTATTAATAAATGCCTTCTGGTTTACTACTCCAGACAAGCACACCGCGACATATGCCTTGACATTCTGTTTTTCTATTAACGATAAAGCCATATCGATGTCCTGTTGCGTGAATAGAAACGGGCAACTAACTATGGCATCGCCGCACACCGGCATGTATCCTGTTAGTGGAACGACAGACATGAAGTACTTGATCGTTTTATTAAATCTATGTGGTGTATACCCGCGTTTCTTAATTAGTTTGTACGAATATTCGAGCATATCGAATGCGCTTGGCAATCTTGATCCGCAAAACTCGCGTATGTCAATTGAGATTTTTACTGTTCTCATGATAGACGTTGGCGATTTGACGTATCGATTAATATTGCCCATCGACTCATACCAGAGAGCCGATGATTCTTCTGAAGTTAGAGATTCCATATTGTTTATCCGTGACGAACGAGTTGATATCGCACCCATCTGGAGACCATGATGGCCATTGCAGTATCTTGGCGTGCGGTACATATTCTGCTACTTTTTGAGAGCCTGCCCTACCCGCCTCATCGTTATCGAGTAGTACATATAGATTTTTATTGGCAAAGTATTCTGTCCATGACGATTTAAAGTTGACCTCTCCAGATGATCCAACCGCTGGAACCCCATACTGTATCAATGTAAGTGCGTCTATCTGGCCACCAACATATAAAATCGAGTCTCTGTCGCTTACATTGTTGATGTTGTATAGCTCTGCGTGTGTTCCAGCATGGATGACATAACGCTTGTTGTCTGGATATTCGTCTTTGTATTCAAACCCAGGGTGTTGCCTATACGTTATCGATGTTAGGTTGCCATTTTTATCCCAGATAGGGAAGGCTATTCTTGGCATTGTATATTTTCTAAACGGAGGAGTAATCAGTCCAATTTTATACTGCATGATAACAGCGCGAGATATCCCACGCTGTTTCATTATGTAATCTAAGCCTACTGGAGAATCCATCAAAGCTGCGTGCGCCACATTAACAAAGTGTTCGCTTGGTGGTCTAGATAGAATTTTTGGTTCATCGACGTGGCACGATGGTTGATATGTATATCGTACAGTTCTTTCGGTAATATCTTTGTACGGTATATTTTCAACTTCGTGAAGCATATCTATGGCGTCTTTTTTGGCTCCACACGAAAAGCAATATGCAAAGTCCTGCGTGACATACATAGATGGTTCATTATCGTTGTGGAACGGACACTTAATCAGTACACCACGGCCACTTTTCCTTCCGCCGTGTTGATCGAGCGCGTATTGCACAAGATCGAATCTTTGTTTGAAGTCATCAAACGATTCCCTTTCTTGCATTTTCATACATTAGCCCCAGGATACTATAACCAATAATGTCGATGAGCGTATCAGCTACTTGTTCGTCAACAACGAGCGCTTCTTTTCCGTCCAGATTTTCAAGGCGTAACGACTTATCTGATAGCCTGACAAGTACACTTGCTATCCCATGCGCCTGCCAAGCGTCTCCGTAATCCTGGTTTTTAGCATACAACACTTCTACAACACTGTCAAGCACCTCTTGAACTAGGCTCCTCATCGTCTCTCTATTCACATCAACCAAAGGTGACTTTAGCGCCATCTGGTATCTCCTTTGCTTTTCCCTGTAGCATCACAACTTCAGAGCAGCCCTTTCCATGTTGAAACACCCACAACTCTTTAGTGGATCGTGGGCTGACATTCGTGTCTTTAATCTGCTTGATATCCTTAGTATAAGTCATCTTTGGGCTGTGCGTATTCTTTACCTGTATGAAGCGCGTCACGAGTTGATTGTATGCAATAACATCGAATGCACCTTTACTTCCGGCTGAACGCGTCACATTATATCCGCGCTCAGTAAGAAACTTGCATACTTCTCGTTCCCTACGTATCCCTTGCTTATATTTGGTATTCAATTCGAAGTGCCTCCTTTGTCAGATACGATAGCACTTCGCATTCAACAAAGTTGCCTATATCTGAGTGTGGTCTTGCGACCATGATGCATGTAGTTGCCGCAAACTCTTTTGCGAATTCTGCAAACTCTATCTTGGTATCGCCAACGTACAATTCGCCAATGATCTCCATTAGCTTTCTATTGTAAAATTCATATCCCTCCCTCTGCGCCTGCGACAGCTTCTTCATCTCCGACGCTTTGGTTAGCAAATCTTGTACTAATTCTTTCGGCAACTCGATTTTTAAGATTTTCTCTGTACTCATCATATTCCTCTATATACTGAATCATTTTGATTTTGCCCTGGACAAGCGAGTCGCCGTTTTCATCTTTGTACCATGATCCAGCTTTTTGTATATACCCAAACTCCTCGCCAAGTTCTACAAGCTCACCAATTCTATCTACGCCGATACCGTATACGATATCGAATTCTGCCTCAGTATATGGGGCAGCGACTTTATTCTTTTTAATCGTGACTTTTGTTCTGTTACCTACAGATTCGCTTCCGGTTTTAAGGCTTTGAATCTTTGCAATGTCAAGTATCATTGACGCATAGTAATCTAATGCCTTTCCACCTGTCGGAACCTTTGCGGGGCCACCATATCCCGTTGTGGATATGTTTGCTCTAAACTGGTTAATGAAAATCATTACTACGTTCTGCTTATGTATCACCGCTCCTAACTTGCGACAAAATTGCGACATCATACGTGCAAGTAATCCTACTTGAGCGTCGCCAATTTCTCCATCTAGCTCTCTCTTTGGGACGAGTGATGCTACGCTATCAACTACGATAATGCCAAACTGACCAGACCTAGCGGCCTCTTCTACAATCTGTAGCGCCTGCTCTCCGTAATCCGGCTGGTTGAGAACCATTTTTTGTGTATCAACACCAATTGAATCAGCGTAAAATACATCTAGAGCGTGTTCTGCATCTATATACAGCGCGTCCATATCTGCTCGTTGCGCCTGTGCAACAGCGTGAAGCGCCAGTGTAGTTTTACCAGACATAGGATTCCCTATCAGCTCGATAATTCGACCCATAGGATATCCGCCAACGCCAGTTGCCATATCCAATTTTAGACTTCCAGTTGGAATGACATTTACCCCGTAATCTCGCGTCGGCTTACTACCTAACTGAACAAGAGAGCCTGCGCCATACTTCTTGTTCATGGTTTTCATGAAGTCACTTAAATCTCTCATCGACTATCGCTTTCACATGTGATTTATTTTAATTGAAACGTAATCTCCCGCATCGGCTGCAAACCTAATTTCCTGATCCTCTCCGAGCATAAATATCGGGTACGGCAAATCGGAAACTTTACCATGAAATCGAATCGCAGACCATTCTATTCCACGGTTTCCTCTGATTCTACGCTTTAAGATTTCGCCAATGGTATCGGAGCTACACATTGTATGGGCTTCACAGTATCCCAACACAATAGGATACCCAATATGGTCTACCCATACTATAATCCAGTTACGCATGATTTCCTCCTTACAATTGTATCCTTTCCATAAGATGGCGAATGCGCTCGTTAATATTGTTAATCGTGATATTATTAACCTCAATTAACTCGTATACCATCGATGAGCCAGATGATGGTTTTGCCATTTCTGGCTCCACTTCATCATACGTATTCGCCTGACGCAACACAGGGGCAATTTTATCCGTAAGATTCACAACCAAAGTCGATGTCAATGTTAGGAATTCATTTTGCGCTGATAGTATTTCAACTACACTTGCCGTTGGTGCATTATCTTTCATGTAACCCATCACTGAATCTCCAAGTCTCTAATAATTACGCTCGTTTTCCCGCTATACCTATTTTTCGCATCGCTAATCTCGTATGAGCAAACCACGAAATCGCCACTAGCTAAATATACTTGATTGAATGGCTGATTAAACCACAGCAACTCTACCGATTCGCCAACTGATATCTTAGTATGACTGTCGTTGTTCTTCCCTATAGGGCCAATCTCGTCGATTATGAACGCAGATGCGAATGTTGGTTGACTAAACTTACTACCATAAGGACGCAACGATAAAACATCGCTTGCGACATCTGGAATTTGCATAATATCAATGCCGATATCGGCCATGACTTGTTGTGTAGTATACTTTGTCGTGGATTCTGCAAAATCTATTGCGGCCTCGATAAACTGACCGTACTTTTCTGGTTTAATCGACATACCAGCAGCACCTTTATGACCACCACCAGCATCGAGATACTCACTACAGGCAGAGATCATCGCATGACAATTGAATTCACCATGAGATCGACAGCTTGCAGATAGCCTGCCATCGCTCTCGTTGATTAGTATGGCTGGAACTTTGTATGTCTTAGCTAGTTCCATTGCGATTAGACCAAGCATCCCGCTATTCATGCTTTCTACCTTTGCGATAACAATGCTATTCAGGTAAACGATGTTTTGTTTTGCCTGATTCGCCAATTCTGTCGTAATCTCCTTGCGCTGATCATTTAAATCCGCCAACTTGCCAGCAAGGATGTTAATTTCGCTTTGGTCTCTCGATGCGAATAATTGTGCTGCCAAATTAGCATTACCCATTCTACCAGCAGCATTAATCATAGGGCCAACATAGAATCCTATGTCGGATTCAGTAACGTATCGATGCGGCCTGCGCGCCTTGTCGAGAAGCGCCTTAATAGCAGGTAATGGATCATAGCGAATAAGCTCAAGTCCATCGCGAACAATCTTTCTATTCTCGTCTAGCATTGGCATGACATCGCAGATTGTACCAACAGCGGCCAGTTGCAATGCAGCATTATCGTTCCCGTACAGTTGAGATAGAGCCTTGTAAATAACACCAGAGCCTGAGTAACCGTTGAACCCCACATTATTGACATCTGGATGTACAATTAGGCAATCCATAGGAGCAACTGCCTTGTTGTATATATGATGATCCGTGACAATAACATTTATGCCAGCCTTTTTGATGTGTTCTACCGCATCCTGGGCATTGATCCCACAGTCAACAGTCAACAACAAATCTGGAGCATCATGCAAGATCAGCGGAACGGCTTTGTTGGTAATTCCATATCCATCCCTGCGTTCAGGGATAATATATCGCGATCCTGGTATGTACCTCTTTGCTATTGCTGTCGAGCAGATTCCATCTGCGTCATAGTCGCCATATATTAATATATCAAAGCTACCGTCAATAAGGGCCGCTAACGTATCAGCCTCGTAATCCCTTAGCATTGTTCTGGCTTGTTCAGCCTTGCCGACTATGATGCTACCGCTAAAATCATCGGTAATTCCGTTTTTATGTAATATCAAATCGATAATATTACTATCTTTGTACGTATATTTAGTTATCATACAAATAATACCAGGGCTGGAACATTGCGCTTCATTACAATGTTCATCACCGGATTGGTCTCCTCTAGCTTTTCGTATGTGCCAACACAGATGACAAACGAAACAATATCTAATATTGGATTTATGTCATCTGTAACGGAAAACATTATATCGTTTTGCTTGCAGTAATCCTGCACGACGCCGGTATAACCACTTGGGGCGACTACATTTGTACCTTTGATAAATTTATCTAGTACAGAATGAATCATAGTGGTCTTACTGTGCGCTGTTGGCGTTATCGCTACAAGACATTGCCTTACGTCTGAGGATTGAGATTTCTTTTCTTGTTTCATCGATAATCGTTTGGTTTACCTGCTTCCCATGCTCGCTAGATGTTTTATATTTTAACCAGTATTCTGTAAATCTCAACAACGATTCTGCATTTTTAATAGCGCACTTTAAACACGAACGCTCTCCATCCTGAATCTTAACAGAACAGTTTGGATTTTTAGGTAGGCTCCTTCCACAAACAACACAGTCTTTAGTCTTCACAAAGCTGCACTCCATCATCTGTAACCGTAATGGTAAGATTTCCTAGCTCCTCGTATGGCCAATCCGACGTTTCGGATTTGAACCCACACAAGCATGTTGTCGTAATCATATCCAGGTGCCTGTTCGCCCAGATATATCTTTGTCCACATTCTGGACATTCCGCAATATAATACTTCAATCTTAGTTGTAATGGTATCGTATAGTCTGACATATCGTCTCCGTTATTCTTGTTTATGATTGTATTGTACCACATTATTTAAAATTTGTAAAGTCGTCTACTACATGCGTTGTGAAACGCGTGCCACGTAATTTGCATTATACCATAGTTGTGTTATAATTGCATAGTCGAATAAATTTTATTGTCAGGAGGCAAAAGTGTCAAAAATTTTAAAGTTTTATGTCGATTACGGAAAGCTCGAAGATGCCGAGCGGTTCGGAATGGATGCCAAAGTTACAGTGCCATCCATTAAGAACACTGGATATCTTGGCGACGCTGGTATCGATCTTGCAGCACCATATCCAGTTACTGTTGCTGCACACTCGTTCAAGGTGATCGATACGTTCATCGGATTTGAATTTCCAGAAGGCGTGTTTGGGCTACTGTTTCCTCGTGGTGGCGATACATTCTTGCTTGGCGCAGGGGTGATCGATACTGGATACACAGGAACAATTAAATGCAAAGTGATTAACCCATACAATACAGATATGGAATTTAATGTTGGAGATTCTGTTGGCCAATTGATACTGGTTGAAATGCCGTTTTGTGAACCGCCAGAACTGGTCGCAGATACAAAAGAGAATATCCGCGAAAGCGAAAGGGGTGACAGTGGACGAATCACCAGCGAGTCTAATCTACGATAAAACATATTACACGAGTTATGGTAAGGATGGACAGCCGTACATTGGTAATCTTGCCATTATGAACACGATGGAAAACGTAGCTCATTATCTGGTTAAGAAATACAAGCCGAAAACACATATCGATGTTGGTTGTGCTATGGGAATCTTAATGTATACAATGGGCAAGCGTGGAGTCCGTTCTTATGGCGTCGAGGTATCAGATTACGCTGTGGAGAATGCACATCCATTGGTGAAGCGTAATATTTGGAATACCGACATTCTCGATATCGATATCAGTGCAATTGATGTCAAATACGATATCGTCACTTGTATTGAGGTTATTGAGCATATACCAGAAAGGTGGGAAGATCATGTCCTAGATTTACTGTGTGCGTACAGTGACATTGTGTTTCTGTCATCGGAGCTAAACTTTGATGAGCCTACCCATGTCAATGTAAAACCGCTTGCATACTGGAAAGGCAGTATGCAAGATCGCGGTTACATATCGGATATGGGCTACCCATCTGCTATTCCTTGGGGCAGAACGTTTGTCAAGGCAAACAGTAAAAAAGAAATCTCAGAGCTACTAGATAGATCAAGCAGAATCGATGTACTTACAAGAGATAATTACAGTTGTTTTCTGTGTGGTAAATCTGGTGTTCAGGTGCATGAGATTATTCCTAAATCCGCATTCGGAAAGAGTCAACTAGATAAGTGCTTTGAACCAAAGAATCGAGTGTGTTTGTGCCCAGAGCATCATGGGCCAGCCCACACTAAAGATGCAAGAACTCTACTGATTAGCTTAATGTCAAGACGTTTCGGCTATAAATATGACGAGCCGATATATCAAAAATATATGGAGGATTCAAATGGGTAAAGATTTCAATCAGTTCACAGCAGTTGGTCGCCTTGGTAGTGATCCTGAGATGTCGTACACGAACACCGGCACGGCGATTGTGAAGTTTAACATTGCTAACGGCAATGATTACTACGACAAAGAATCCAAGGCGTGGGTCGAGCGAACAAACTGGATTCCGGTTATTATGTTTGGCAAGTATGCTGAAGGTGTTGCGGAGCGTTATCACAAGGGAGATAAGGTACTTGTTAGCTGCGAGGTCAGCGTTGATAAGTACACCGATAAATCTGGAGAGAAGCGCACCGGCTATAGTTTTAAAGCCAACACTGTTCAGATGCTAGAAAAGTCTAACAAGGATAATTCTGGCGGCTCCTCATACGAGCCTGATGTCAGCGCCGAGGAAGATACCCCCTGGGACTAACCCAAAAGAAGTAAAAAAGGGTGGAGAACAAAATCTCCACCCTTTTTTTATTCGGTAAAAAAGTGACCCGATGCTTGCAAGGCATCCCGAACCTTCTCAAGCGTTTCGCCTAGCCAGTTCAATCCCATCCATTGAGATGGGTCTTTAACTCGTATGTCGGTAGGATGCAAGCCGACACCCCACAGTCTATCGTGTGGGCTTGCTTCGACAATCATCCTGGGGCGAGTGTTCAGGAGATAGCTTCTATGGTATACATTTTGCGTGTACTTAGCCATGTTACCATTGAATACTATATCTCTTGCGGCTGAACGCCATACCTCATCCTTGAATCCCTTGACTTTGCGACCCAGGCGCTTCTGCTCTCTTGGATCGCTAGTCATCATAATCAACAGCCTAGTCTCGCGATCGCCAAACAGTAATGCTTTCTCAGACATCATATACTGTTCGGCGCACCCATACACGATGCCATCAATTGTAAATGGCGAACTATCCCATTGGGATAAAGGCCCACCCCAAAACGCCACTACATCATTATCGTACATGATTACCTTTCCAGTCGTGTTCGTTTCGCGCGCTGGCGAATCAGTATTTCTGATGTCAAATCATCGGCTATTCGATCTACCGCATCGAATATATGGTGCATCGACATGAGGCCAACCAGTATTCCATCTTCGCTGATGGTATACTGTTCATCCATGACCTCAACAGTAGCGAACATCTCTTTTCCCTGTTGGAGCAGCTCGGTGATCACGGCATCGACCAGAAAACGATTCGCAAAGTAGTAGATAACATCTACATTCTTGATATCGTTGCTTACCAGCTTCTTTGCGGTGTTCGATGCTTGAATATCCGGAATGCTCGTCCTTCCATCCCACACTAGCCTAAGCATTATTTCCCCTTGTTATTGATTGTTTACGCTTTTTCACTTGCAGCCTAATTAAATCCATGCCAATATCAAACGGAATATCAATCAGCGCACCACTGTTTTTAACGTTGCCATACCTATTGCATCGATGTATAGAGCCATTGATATCAACCTGAACGTAGTCGGCAACATCCAACTGTAGGGCGCGCAATCGAATTGCGAGCAATACGCAATCGTTAGATACATGAACCGATTTGTTCTGGAGTACGATATCGCTATCTACTATCGAATCAGCGAAATCCATTGCGTGTTCATCGCACACCGGCGATTTTTGATCCCATATTACTGTTAGCATATCAATTTCCTTGTCTAAAATTGGATACGCAAAAAAAAATAAACTATCCGGGCCATTTGACATCAGTGTACGTGATGGGACTCGAACCCATGTCTTCGGCGCGTCCGCTCGATGTTGTTCCGACTCAACTACACGCACGAGATATACCCTGTTCGCTGGTCAATCGGTTGAACCAGATTTCTCTGTAGCCGTCAACCGATGTACTAAACCACTATAACGGCGAGCCTTATCCAAATGCATCCTAAAGGAGGTAGACAAATTTACTACTCCAACGAACAGGGCTGTGGGGACAGATGGATTTGAACCATCAACCAACAAGTTATGAGCCTGCTGCTCTGCCAATTGAGCTATATCCCCAAGCGCGAAGTGGAAGTTCAGCGTTGTGTTTCCTTTCTGAATAATATCCACTTCGGCTACGACAACTGACTAACCTCAATAGAACAGTGTCAATTTGTGGCGGCTGGAATCGAACCAACGATACATGCCCACGACAGCATCGCCACACAAAAATCATTCTTTCCAGTCTGGTTCTTCCATCCCAAGTGCTGCAATTCTGTCTAGAATCTCAGAGGCTGGAATCGAACGGGATTCACACAGCTTATCACTGGCAAACCTAGCAGAAACCAGGATGTTGTGATACACCGGCACGTTCAAATTCTCCACCGGATGCCATATGTATTGTGTTGCATCCACCGATCTGTCCAGAGACACAACAAGAGGATATTCGGTTTCCGGATTGCGATTGATAAACAGCCTGTATTTCATACCTCTTGCGATTGCAGAGTCTAGGCTACTTCGCCATCCTGTCGTTTCCCCATCTGGCTCAAACGATCTTGCATCCATGACCCTGTATACATTACTGTGATGCTTAGGCGCGTCGAACAGCAGATGTACTGTAGATTGCACTCCATTACGGATATCAGTTCTTCTTCCAAGCGCATCGAGCAGGTTCTTGCTAAGCCGATGAAAGTACATGTTGGTGCCAGTGGTTGCAATTTCGTTAGCGATAACCAACTTTCCAGTGTAGAAATCGCGGTACATCCATACAGAATCGTAGCTGAGTACGGTATCTCCTGCAATCTGAAAGTTCATTATCAGTGCCGTTTCCGAATCGCGATATTTGGCCAGCACCTCTTCTCCCTTGATGTGTATACCGACGAACCCCTTTATCGTTCCAGATATGTTGAGAGTCAGTATACCTCTCGTTGCTTCATCTCTGGGCACTCCATTTGGAACGTAACTATATGGTATCTGCACATTATCCTCCATAGATAAGCTCATCTGTGCGCTATGTGGCGCGTTTTACTGTTGACATTATAGCACGCACATAGCCATACGTCAAAATATGCCATATGGCTATGTGACGCTATTATGTCAAGTGTGCAGCCAGCAACGACGCATTATGTAAAGTTATCTATGGTCTATTTAACAAACGGAATTTGACATGCATCTCCATCGCAGTAAGCATCTACCAGTCTATCTACCGGAGCTACGTTTTTAATATTCAAATTCTTTAGTTTCGAATAATCAATTTTCATTTCCATTAAGCCGTAGCGAACTTCATTGATTTCCTCGTATGGCATCTGGGTGTACGCGCCGCCGCTAACTTCTGGCAACATTGAAACTGATTTCAGAGAGTGCTGGTAGTGGTCTAGCGCAATCGACAATTCCTGTGCCGTTGTCGATTCGGGGTTGACGCTGATTGTAACTGACACACTATTGTCAGACCAATGGCGTTGCATCATGGCCGCAAGATTAAACTGTTCCCAAATAGTCAAATCTTTAGCACGGCGCAGATTGTCTCCGGCATGGATTGGGAATTCAGCCACAACCGTATTTGGCGAATAATCATCTATCTCGATATGAACACCTGCTTCTCGTAAACGTTCTGCCAAGTGGCTATTATCCGAGAATCGCACACGACGAATGTAATATTCAGCAACAGGATGGTGAACCCCTGGTGTCGCACCGGCAACCAGAGATACCGTTCCAGATGGCTTGACGGTCGTGACGCGCACGCTCTCATTGACGCCGAACCAGTTGCTATATCTCTTATCGTAGTGCTTGACGTATGAATAACCATCCTCTGCCCACTTGACAAGTGTTCCCATGCCACGCGATGCGACAAACTGAGCGATGCCAGTCATCGATAGGCCAATGCGACGATTCTGCATCATAAGCTGTCGCGTACCAGGATGTGCAATTTTCTCGCTGAGAAGCGTAATGGACTTCCCGTACAAGTATGCAAACTTAATACTACGTGCGAAATCGTAGAAGGAATCGTGTCGATTTGGATATAGCTCTACAAGCGTGCATTGCTTCGTGATTACGTTTCCAAATACACCCATATGTCGCATCGGCTCGTTGAAACAATATGTTGGCTCGCTGTCCGAGATTAATTTGATGCTTACAACCCGTTGTCGTTTTGCCCTGCTGATCGGCTTTGAATTTTTATGGGCATGGTTTTCTTGATATTCAGAGCCAAACCGCTCGATAACCTTTAGCCTTGTTTTTATTTTACTGCACTCGTAGCTAGGGATAAACATTCGCCACAAATCGTAATTTCTTCGTCCATAATTCGTGATTGTCCCAGTTGGCGACAACAATCGTATTGTAGCGTGGTTTACCCCGATTCTCCGCAATAGTATTTGCGCATCTCTCAGCTTTTGTTCTGACCCATACAACACATAATGTTGCGTGTTGGGGTTTTTAGCTATTGAACCATCTGCATCTATCCACCCACCCATGAACTCGGAAATACCATCTGCGTCCATACGCATGATTCGACTAGCAAGACCGGCGTCATGATCTCGCAGTTGAACCGCAGTATCCATATCGATTTCCCCGCTAAAGTTTACCCTGCGGAACGGACGTGAATATCCAGCAGAATGCTGCTCTTTCCACATATTCCAGCCAGCATCTTGTCCTATAAAATATTCGTTCTCCTGAATAACCGCCAGTGCTTTTCTGTTGTCATCTATATATCCGTCACCAGTAAACCACCCAAGCTCGTATGCGTGTTTGTCACTGGTTCCGCCAGAATCTATTACTTCGAATTTCGGAAGAACCATTCCGACTTCGAGGGAATCCGTCGTGTGCGTTCGATACTTAGCCTGGGTTTTTGTTTTTGCAATCCATTCGTGTTTTGGGGTCGCATCTAAGTACGAACCATCCGATAGTGTCACCCTGTAAAGGCTTCCGGTTCCAGCCAAAAATGGAGTAACCTCAGACCACTCTTCTCCGTTCCAAATCTTAACGCGCTTATTAACCAAGTCGGAGATTCGGAATATACCATCTTCTGTTTGTATTTGCGTATCGCCAGCTACGCATAGCTCACCGCCAACACCAGCGGGCGACCATCCGTACAAAAACTGCTCGCCGCACTGTCCAGTCTCAATCCCGCAAGACAACGAGATTCGATGGCTCGTAGGTACAGTACAACAATACACTTTGTCCTCTGTTCCAGCAGGCTCTATCTTGACAACTGTATTCCATTTTAACGTATATTGATATGTTGTCTTACACGTCAGGTGTAAGTTATCCAATCTGGCAAACTGTATCTGGTTAGACAAAACGATGCTTGCGTGTTGAGCAATAGATAAACGCCAGCATTCTTTAGCTTTATATTCTCCATAACCATCGCCAAAATCGCGTATTCCTGCCTCGTGCGACATGGCAAGTTTTGAATGTACTCCGATTGACTTTAGTAGTGTTTGTACATCTAATAGAAACTCGCGGCGTACAGATGAAAGTTGATATCCAAATCCATTATTCGTATCAAATGCCGTGCCATCGGAATCGAAGATTCCAGCAATTAACTCTAGTTTCGATTTTCTATTCCACCCAAATACCTCAAACGGAAGTTTATCTTTATATGTTGTTGCCCACGGCATAATATCATAATCTCTAGCGCGTAATCCTTGGATCACAACCACCGAGCGACCATTGCTGTATTCGCCATCCGTATAGTTTGGCTCGCTAATCATGTCGCTTCTTCCATCGCGTGCAGGAATCTCGGACAACGATTGCACGATTTTCTCGGCACATACTTTTTTTGTATCGTATAACCATAGCGCCGGTACAGTCCCATGAGAAGTACCATCTCCAAGCATAAATCCTTTTACATATGCGCCTGCAACATCTAAATCTCCATGAGACTCCGGGGCAGTAGATGATTGTAGTTTATCGCCAGCTACAATATCTTTCGCCTGTCGAGAAGTGCCATCGTCAAGAACCATTGTGTGGTATGGCGTAACAAATAGCTCTGTTCCATCTTGAAGCTCAATTCGCAATACTTTTTGGTTGGTTCCAGTTACCCTAAAGTTGTCAATCGCAACCCACTGGCTACCGTCCCATATATCGGCGGTCTCTCCAACCAAATCAACAATGGGTACATCTCCGTTCTTGGTGCGTATAAGCGTATCGCCACGGAAGCATGGATTAACTCCAGTAGCTAAGTCACGATGATCTTCAATGCCGTTCATACGAGCATACTTATTCGCGTTTTCTAACCACACGAATCCAGGCTCGCCATTATCCATAATTCTTTCAACAAACGGCTTGTAATCCATGCCAACGTTAGCAAACACGCTATTGTTTGAAGACCATCCCCACTCCTTGCGTTCTGGATTCTGCGTGTAATTTTTAAGATTAGCGAACTCAGTATCGAATGGACTTCCAAGGGCAATTTCGCTGCTTCTCCGCACGTTACCGGCAACAACTACAACGCCAATCATATTCATGATGTCAGTGATGATTCTACCGGAAATGCGATCTCCATGTGCATCGTCCAAAATTGTACGAACCTTATCGTGAAGCCACTCCAAAGGTTCATATCCACTAGCCACCCCGCCAAATCCGCGGATTAACGAACCCTTTGGGCGAATCAAAGAGTAGTCGAATGTTACGGCGTGCTGGACATCGCCATTCGGTATGTAGGACGACACGAGTCGGCCTATCGAATCTGCCCATCCTTCTCGGCTGTCAGGTATGACAAATATATTGAGATCGGTATCTCGTGGCTTAACAATCTCTACTAGGCCAGCGCCACGAATATCAAATCCAACACCAACGCCGAGCATCAACATCTCCATGACCCACTCAAAGATATGGCCTTTGTGATCTCGAATTGATTGCGTGCTGATGAAACCACAATTGTTCGTTGCCTCTACCATATTACGCTCATGTACTGATGGGGCACCCATATGATACAATCCGCGTCCTGGTGGACTCCACTTCAAGTTAAACAGTCTATCGTATGCCTCGTGTGCTGACTCTTTTGCTTTATCATCTGACCACGGTACACCATGTTCCGATGCGTAATCTTTCTGTATTGTGTACATTCCATTGATAATTCTCTCGCAAGCGTCTGCCCAAGATTCTAGATTACCATCAGGTTTTACCCTAGCATACGTGCGATAAAATGTCACAGCCCCAAGAGAGCCAAACCCAAATGGCTCTGGACGATCTCGATATCGATCTACAAACTCATGGTCAAGATGAAAAGATAGCATTAGCGATTCCCCCGATACACTGTTGATATTGTTGCCCTAAAAATTAGAAAATCCGCCTAAGCGGTTTGTGCGAGACTTAAAATTATGTGCATTCTCCTATTATACCACACATAGATTAGTTGGTCAAACGATCGGGTGCGTGTACAGTAAATTGACATAAAACCATTTATGGTGTATAATATAGATAGGAGAATTGATATATGTCGAACGATTTAATTAAAAGAAGTATTGAAGAATTAGCCGCAAGATACAACGGTTTAACATACAAACAGATGCGCGCTGTTCAACTTCTCGGACATGGAATACCGGCTCAAATCGTATCTAGCTCTGTAGGTGTTTCATTGGATACGATAAATAATTGGCTCAGCGAAGATTCTATTTTTAATGATGCGATTATATATGCTCGTGAATCTGCTGTAGAACAGAGTAAAAAGATTATCGAGCAGACGCGAACACTTGCTTTAGATAAGGCACTGGAGATTCTAAGTCAAGATTACTCAAAGGCTTTTGACCAAGAGAGACGCGAGATAGCGCGCATGGCTAGGTTTGTGCTTGAACGTAGTGATGATAGTGGATCGGCATCTGGCAATTCGTTTACACCACAACTGTTCATTTCTACTGGCTCTATTGATGCAATAGCTGCGCGAATTACCGAACTTGACAAGGGCGAAGAGTATATAGAAGGCGAATATATAGAAACGCATCCATCGTATTCTTGCCACCCGGAAACGGATTATGGCGTTATAAATTACGATGATGAATCTGATACTCGTCAGTGCCATATATGCGGCGGCTGGTTTGTTGATTTATTTGGGCATACCAATCGTAAGCATGGTCTTTCGCAAGAAGAATATAGGACGGTGTTTAGAATAGATGAGCGATAAGACAATTGATCTGGCAGAATACGAAAAAGCATCACCAATGATTTGGTCATCTAGGAATGTCAGATTGCCAAAGCGAGCGCCGTGGGATTTTCAACATAGAAAATGGCAAGCGGCAATTTTTGATGATAACTCTAGAGAGATAGTTGTTATTAAACCGACTCAAATCGGAATGACAACGCTTATGCTATGCAAGATGTTGCATTTTGCACATTACCATCCAGTGCGTGTTATGTATACGCTGCCAAGGCAAGATGATGTATATGACCTTGTAAACGGCCGCGTTTCATCTATGTTTAGAGATAGTCCATTGTTATCCAGTATGATAGGCTCATCGGATAACGTTCGCTTTAAGGTGTATGGCGATTCATATTTGCACTTTATGGAATCTAGCGTAACGCCACGTATGCTTGATGTTGATTGTCTGGTCAATGACGAGATTGATATGTCTAACCAAGACAACCTTGAGCAGTACATCGCACGTCTAGATGCCTCTGAATATAAGATACATTGGAGAATATCGACGCCAACCGTCAATGGATTTGGCATTGACTCTTTGTTTGATAAGAGCGATAAGAAACGGTGGATTATAAAGTGCCCACGGTGCAACCACGAGCAAGAATTAATTTGGGATAATAACATTCGTAACTCTGGTGGAGAAACATGGTACGCTTGCGGTCAATGCGATAGGGAGTTTACTCCAGACATCGTACAAAGCGGATCGTGGATTGCAGATCACCCCGGCCGTGATATTAGCGGGTATGCAGTTTCTCAGATGATGGTAACGTCAATACCTCCCAGCAGCCTATGGGAAGATTCAAAGACGATGAGGACGAAGAACTTTTACAATCTTCGTCTTGGCAAGCCGTACACTCAGTCAACTGGATCGATTACCAGACAGCTTATTTACGATAAGTGTATACGTAATACACACGGCAAGGAATACGCTGGTAGCGGATACTTTATGGGTGCTGACCAGGGCAACGATATTCACGTTGTCATAGGTAAAGCGGTTGGCGATACAATTGAAATTGTATACATGGATGTTATACCGCTTGAACGTGGGTTTGACGAGTTGTATGTTTTGATGGACAGATTTGGCATACAACAAGCAGTTATCGATGGGCTGCCGAATAGACATTCAGCTAACTCGTTTGCCAGTTTCTATCGTGGTGGAAGAGCGTTAATGGCATTCTATACGCAAACTCCGGATGTATACAAAGAAAACGCTTTGGGTTTTCGAGTTGAGATTAACAGGTCTATAGCGTTCGATTATTTATATGAGAAGATCAACGCTGGCGAGATTGCATTATATGGCGATAAGACAAACCTAACAAATGAGTTGCGGCTGGCTGTATCGCATTTGGCTAGTATGCGTAGGGATGAGGTTCTTACCAATACTAAAATGGGCGGAGAGAAAACAGAAGTTGCGTGGGTGCATTCTGGCCCAGATCACTTTGCACATGCAATCAACTACCTGAATGTCGCTGTTGATCTTGCGACATCATCTTCAGGTTTTAGAATTACTAGACTTGGTGAACCGAAACAAAGCGATTCCGATGATGAAGAGGTTGTAACCGAGCAATTCAATAATAATCCTTATGTTCTGCGTAGGGCATTGACGAGAGTCAGGGATTCAACGAGAAGGTTTAAGGGGATAGCGAGATGAGAGCAATTAAGCAATGGATAATCGATGTCGTAGTAAGGTATTTGCTTGACGTAGACAACCAAGATATTGTAGATCAATTGACGATGCGTTTTACGCAATCTTTAATTAGTCAGGTGTGCATAATGGGATCGAACGATAGCGTGATTTTGGTTGTTCCAGAGAGTGTCGATGAGGATCAGGTTGCGAAACTCGAAGCGCAACTGCGCGCTATATTGAAGCACGAACGTTATCTGGTAATAGCAACAGATAACCCCATTAGCCTAGCGAGGTTCACGTAAAATGAAAATATACACCCCAGCGAAGAAAGGCATGGATATCGGCATTAAGAAAATAGGCAGCAACCTGTTTTCTGGCAGTAAGGATATCACGCATATAGACATGTTGAAGCTGTTGGCTCAGGCAGCGCACGAGCATTCGTGGACATTCGCTACTGTAGATGCGATTTCGCGATCTGTCGTTGGTTCTGGGTGGTCGATTGTTCCTGTAGAACGATATGCAAACGATCAATCTAAACGTAAGCGTAAAGCTGTCGAGGATTTCTTTGAATATCGTGAACGCTCATGGGACAACATTAAAGATTTCCAGTCTCTACCTGATAAGCTGGCTCAAACCGTAGGTTCTTATCGCTTGTTTGGTCATGCCGCATGGGAGATGGTTCGAGATGGCAACAACGACCCCATAGGCTTTGATGTATTGTCTGGAATTGTTATACCGCAAGTTGATGAATCTGGATACTTTGAGAATCCAGCATTTTTATTTTATCCGTGGGGAGCAGGAGACCCAATTGAGTATCAGGTAGACGAAATTGCATACTTCTATAATTCTGGTATTACCGGAAAGATTACTGGCGAAAGCCCATATTCCACACTTGCAAATACGACAATACCATCTGATCTTTTTGCGGCAGTATCTTATAGGTCGCTGTTTGAGAACGTCAATGCTCCATACAATGGCCTGTGGCAGATTGACCCGTCAGTGTCCGATGACGACTTTGATTTCTTCTTAGCGTTGCTCGAAGAGAGATATTCTGGAGCAACAAATTTCGGTCGCAATCCACTTGTTATTCGCGGTGGCGCAGATTTCAAGCAGGTAAAATCTAGAAATACAGAAGACGCTCCATACCTGGATGGTCGATCTTTCAACAGGGAAGAATTCTTTGGTGTCACTGGTGTTGACGGAAATAAACTTGGGATTACATCTAGCGCAAACAAAGCTAACATCAGAGAGACGCGCAGGGAATTCCATGAAAACATCTTGCGACCCCTATTTAGGAAACTAGAAGATGATATTTATTATCAAGTAATAGTTAGAATGCTTGATGCACGTGGCTGGAAATTCCAGTTCAAGCAACCCGATATTACCAACGCTGTCGAGCAAGCATCGATTGATATGCGTATGCTGCAATGGGGTATTTACAGTCCCAACGAGATTCGCAAACATCGTGGCGAAGACCCACGGACAGATGGCGATTACTACTATGCGCCTATGAATATGGTTCAAATGACAGATGGTGAAATGGTTTCCCCTACAGGCGATAAGACTGAGAACGATAACCCTGGGCAAACCGAGCCAGATGAAACAGAGCCTAGTGAGCCTGAGCGCGTACCGCGAGATGAGGATACAAGTGTAAGTAACATGGCGATTTCAGATTTACGGTTGTGGCGCAGGCTACATCTTCAGTATCTAGATGGTAAACGTGAGAAAAAAGAATTCAAAAGCGACTACATAGACCAGGAAGTACTTCAGGAAGTTCAACGGCAACTAATCGATGTCGGTAAAGACTTTCAGGAAGTCAAAGGAATCTTTGATCGCGCTATAAAGGCATATGAGGAGAATGATTAATAATGGAAGACAATGTGGGCGGGCGAAAGCCCAAGGAGTGGAGATGTGCAAATCGAGAATGCGGCGAGGTTCTTGGCCTTGTCTTGTTTGGACAACTGTATTGCGATTCTACGGTTTCGTTTAATACAGATGGAGCGGATATAGTAATTAGGTGTCCAAAATGCGACAGGCGAAAGATTTGGTATGCATCAGATAGGCTTACCGCGCTAATCAATGAGATTGCAGATGCAGTGGTTCGGCGTGTAGGAAATTGACATAACCGATATTCTATGGTATAATAGGAGGCATGATGAGAAGCGATGGATTGCATTTTGTGAATATGGAGCACGGCACGCTAGTTAGCGAAGTGCTGCCCGAAGAAGTTGCAAACGACATTGTAAAGCAATGGAAAGAAAACGAGTATGGCGATCTGCTTGATTTCGGTGGTGGTACATACGATATTACGTGTTACGATTTGATTGAACTTTGCGAGAATAAATATACTGTGTTTCGCAAAAAGTTTACCGGATTTACTGTTGCTGCCGCTAAAGGCATTTTGGAGGAATGCAACAAAGCAAAATCCGCAGATGGATAAAGGAATTGCACATGCAACAATTATACAAAATGACAAGCGGTGGAATCCAGAAATCTGGCATTGACCTTAAAAATCGAATTGTTCCTGGGTATTACACGAGCGCGACACTCGATTTGCAAGGGCATATGATCGATAAGAATGCAATGCTTGAGGCGTTAGATGATTATCGCACTTGGGGAACAATCCGCGAGATGCACGAAAACGCCGTTGGTGTTGCAGATAAAATTGGTATTCCAGAGTGGAATTGGATTGCTGCTAAGATTAGCAATAGTGCATCTGGAACAAATGTACTTCAACTTGTTCAAGATAAAGTATACAAGGCATTTAGCGTTGGCATCCTAGTCACTAAGGGTGAATTTACTCGATTCGATAATTTGAACGAGGAAGATTTGGCTGGCGTGCCGATGTCTCTTGTTAATATGTTTAGGGAATACGGTGAGATATTTAGAATCACCGGATTGGCTTTGGTGGAGGTCAGCATTGTTGATCGTCCTGCAAACCCGCAGGCTCGCGTGCAGGATAGTCAAAAAAGTAGTGGCGTACAGGCCGATGTACTACCATCAATTTTCCAGCCGAAAGCACTAGATACGCTTAGCGGTATTGTGCATAGTTCGGTGGATGTGGTAGTTACAAAAGAAATGTACGATGCTATTCACGCTGATAATACAAAAGAATTGCCGGTCGATGATTCCGGCAATGGTGTCAAACAAGATACCAACATTGCGTCCAACGAATCTGATGTATTAAATTCACAATCGGAGGTTACTGTGAGCGACGAAAAAAATGTAGAGGTCGCGGCTGAGGAAATCGAAGTCGTGGCAGAGGATAAAGTCGCTGAGCCTGTTGCTGAAGAAGAAGTTGCTGTCGAGGAAAAAGCTATCGAGGCCGATGAGGTTATCGATGAGCAGCCCGCAGACGAGCAGCTTGAAGATGTAGTTGCCGAGGCTGAAGTTGAGGCCGAAGGCGAAAATGTCGATAAGGCAATTGAACTCGCAAAAGCGATTGAAGCTATTTCCAAACGCTTGGACGATCTTGACGCTCGTCTCGTGGAAGCATTGCAACCAAAAGTCGAAGATGACAAACCCGTCGATGAGGCTGAAGAGCCTGTCGTGGAACCGGAAGTCGAAGAGAAATCTGCCGATGACGGTGCCAAAGAAACTGTTGTTGTTCTGAATGATGAACAACTCAAGGGTGTTGTCTCCGCGATAGTGGCTGAACTGGCCGCTGCTCGATCTGAGCGCAAGGCTGCGGTGCATAACGAGAAGGTCGATGAAGAGCCTAAGCAGGCGGATGTATCAACGATGCCGACTGATGAGCTAAGCAAGCTGCTTGCTCTGACCGCCGCGCGTCGCATGTAATGGAGGAATAAATAATGGATGCTCTGACTAAAGCATTGCAACAGACCACTGGTTCTGGTCAGTACCTGATTCCTGAAGACCTGAATCCGGTTATTATGGAATATCTTGGTCGTCTTAGCCCGCTGTGGCAACTGATGCCCAAGAAACAAGCCGAAGGCAAAACGCACGAATATGTGAAGCGAACTGCTGTTCCGTCTGCATGGTTCGAAGGCGAACTGACAGCAACGACCGCTTCGTCCAGCACCTACACGCGTGAATCGCAGCAACTCAAGATTCTGCGCACGTGGGGTGGTGTCTCTGGATACCAGCAGGCCGTTTCCGAGCGCTTTGTTAATGCGCTTCAGGCGGAACTGATTGGTTCCCTTGAGGGTTTGGCTGAGATGGTTGAATGGTCGGTCATTTTTGGTAATGATATAGATACCTATCAGATTAATGGCCTTGCCACTCAGATGGAAGAAGACTCTACTGCCAAGACCGCTTTGGCCAGTGGTGGAAACATCTTGAATGTTGATGGCGTCGTTACGCTTACTCACCTGGACAACATGATTGACCGTGTGAATAGCTACCGCGCCGCACAGCGCGATGCTCGTGCATTCTTGATGAGCAACGAGATGATCAGCAAGGTTTCTGGTTTGCAGACGCGTGTTGCCCGTAACGTAGATAGCGTTGAATTTCCTGGTGGCCTGCGCTTCAGCAGCTATCGTGGCGTTCCTCTGCTTCCTGCGAGCTACGCAACTCCTGCTGTGACCACGACTTCCCCTGCCGTCACCGCGACGAAGGGTGCTGGCGGATCGCTGGCCGATGATGAGTATTTCTACGTCATCGCAAGCGTCACCGATGCTGGTGAGCAGTTGCATGGCACGGAAAATAGTGCCACAACTGAGACCACGAACAACAAAGTTGTGTTGACTTGGACGGCTGATGCGAATGCTAAGCTGTACAAGATTTACCGAGCCTTAACGACTGGCACTGACAATCATGGCCTTCTGGCTACGGTTGCTGCCAAGACCTATGCTTCTGACGGTGCGATTAGCACGAATGTTGCTACTTGGACTGATGACGGTACT